TGTTGAACGTTGGCAAGAGCAATTGGAAAAAGTATGCGCTATAAAAAGAATTCCAGCCTATACTAAAGCCGGATATAGGACAAGCAATCTCATTTTGGTTAATGCTGAATTCCCTGAGATCCCAGTCGGATGGGAAACCATGTTCCAAGAAGGAGTTATTATTGATCAACAGACGATTATTGCACGAAACGAACACAAAGAAATAGCCAGCGACATTTCTGTCAGGGGCATAACAAAGGACCCGACAAAACTGTCAGGGGCATCAGATAGCACCCGACAAAACTGTCAGGTATTACCCGACAAAACTGTCAGGGACTCCATGACAAAACTGTCAGGGTCAAATTCACTTGAAATCCCTTGTGAGAGTAAGGGTGAACCCTCATTTTTTGAGGGGGGAATAAGAAAAGATAAAGAAGAAAAGAAAAATATGGATGGTTGGTTGGGCGAAGTTCCACCTTCGCAGGATTATGCTTTAGCTTGGAACCTACTAAAAGATAACTGCGAGAGAAACGGAATAGATAAAGTACAATCCTTTGAATTTTATAAAGTATGGCAGCATTATTACCAGGAGGCCCCCATCCCCATTGTGATGGCTACGATACGGGAGCTGATGAATGACAAATGGACTCTAAAAAATGGTAAATGGAAAGAGCAGGAATACGAAAATGTAACCGGGTTATTCCACCACAGGATGAAGTCTTGGAGACAAATGGCTGCGGCTTATGAAGATGTTGATCGGAATGAAAATAGATAATAGGAGGTTCATCCATGTCAGACATCAAAAAAATTCTCGAATCCATTGAATTAAAAGAAATGACGATGGAAGAACAACGCAAGAAAGCACTAGATGCTTGGTTTGAAACCTTTGGTCCGGCGTATCGGGAAGCAATAAGGGAATTGCAGGAAAAGGAAAGAAAAGAAAAAAGTTAAAGTTGAACCCGGCCTGGCAGAGGAGGAATCACAGTGGATTGGAAAGAAAAAGCATTAAAAACGATTATTGCTAAAATGATTGAGAAAGACCAAGAGTTTACGGAATTTATATATGCGCTTGATGGTATAGGAATTACCTTCAATAACAAAATAGATGATTGTATAACCGATATTCTTATGGACGTAACTGGTTGGGAAACCTTATACGAAAACCTTGAAGCATATCATGATGGTGAATTCACACTCCAACAGATAACAGATCTTGTCTATAAATTTATTGAGGATCGATTCAACAAATAGCTTTTTACAACTGGCTTGAACCTGACCAGGAGGTTTTAACATTGATCAAAGACATATTCATATGGAGGTTCAAATGTCGGATCAGATACCACAAAATGATGAAAAATACGCTAAATGGTTAGAACAAATAAACAATAATCATCCTTTAAATTTTGTTAAATTGTATTTCAATCCTAACCCTGCAAATTATGAAATGATTAAACATTTATCTAAACACTCAGGACTACCATTTTCTTTATTAAATTTGATCATTGAATTCCTTCATTACACCAAAGAAAGATTATCCTTATTGGATGAATTAGTGAATCTCTTCAGGGATAAAAAGATAACCACTATCCAAGAAGGTATTACAGAATTGGAGAAGATACGGCAACAGAGTATACAAGAAAATAATAGCATATTTGCTTGTCTTCTTCTTTCAAACAACAACCTATTTCCAACTGAACCAATTCCTTTTATCTCTGAAAAAACTATTTCAAAACACTATAAATTTGAAGGCAAGGTAATGGAATCCTTGCTGTCTAAAATAAATTCAGAAATAAATTTCAAGCTAAACCGATTGAAATCATGTGAGTCTCCAATTGAGCAACTACTATATTTAGAGTTAGAAGAAAGTTTTATGTACTGGGATATTTTCAATGGGTTAAAAGTTTCACTATTGCCTCAATACAATATATTGCTTAATGGAAATAAGTACCGCGTTGATATTATGCTACAGGTGGAGCAAATGGGAACTGAAGGAGATAATCTTCCTCCATTATGCAAAATTGCAATTGAATGTGATGGTCATGAATTCCACGAAAAGACGAAGGAGCAAGCTCAAAGAGATAAAGAGCGTGATAGGGCGTTTCTTTCAGTGGGAATTCCAGTGGCAAGGTTCACTGGTTCTGAGATATGGAATAATGTTCAAAAATGCTGTTTTCAAGTGGAAGCAATTTTGAAAACTCAACTAGAAAAGTTACATGGGACGCATTACTTCATTTCCGTTCCAAAGAGTGATTGACAACAGATTCATATAACTTAATTGATTTAAATCAGAAAGGTTTCTAGGAACGCCTTAGAAAAATATCGTTATAGGCCGTGAAATGATGAATACACAGGGTTCGAACCCACGGGAGTACTTCGGGCGGTCACTCTGTTACCACGTCACCAGACAACCAGTAATATGGTAAATTTCAACATTTGATGATCATGAGTGGTAAAAATATGACCTTATTATTAAATAGGCTAGAATCGAATGTTTGGGGGCTTATATTATGCGTCGGTATTTTACACGAATCCAAGGAAAGATGACGGAAACAGACCCTTCCAAATCTGACCTCGTTTTATTGGATAAATCTGAGTTGATGGATCTTGAACACAAACTTAAAAACAAAACAGAAGAGGCATCAAGGTGGGCGAAGAAAATGACTGGGGAAGATCAACAATACCGACTAATCTTAGTGGATTATATACATGGATACTTTCGTCCTACAGGACATAATATGGCTGTTGAAGAACCTACAAAAGTATATGTCACCGTATCCTTACCAGTACCCGCTCTCCCCGCTGCAAAGAACCAAGCGAAAAACCTAGTAGAACGGGTCTTTTCTCAGTACATATCGAAGTATCGGCGCTATAAGTTGCACTTTGCCCCTAAAGCTGGCTGGTCTGTCAATCTGGAATTGACAGAAGATGAATTTGACTCTTTTCAATTACCAGAAAGTTAGATTATAATCAAGATATACCTATTTTCTTTTAAGAATGAAGCTATTAGCGGGATGCTGTAGCGCGGCGAGATGCCAAAAAAACCAATTTGATTTCCTTTTTCTTAGCACCAGTCACGCGACAGGTAGCATTTAATCCTTTGGGACATTGACCTTTGTGGTTATCGAAGCCTTATTCAGGCTCATTCTCCAACGTGTGAACTGTGTCATTTTTTATGGAAGCATAAGTGGGTGCTTCGGATCAACGATCTTTTGATCGATACCAAATGATGGGCCTTTGGGTCAACGGAAAACAAATAGGTGTAAGGTTGTGCACGTCTATGAAACTCGAAGCTATAGACGATTTCATACGGACGAAGACACCAACTGACCAATAAAAATGGATAAGGTGAAGTCTGCTTTTAAGCAGTGTACACCAATCAGACCATGTGTAGATGAGGACTGCCTGTGTGCAGTGGACGTTCAATGGACTGTGAATGAAGAAAAGATGAGCTGATTTTTAACTCTTCCTTTTTTCGTTCCAGTCCATTTTTATTTGGTCAGAATTCGAAGAAGTTCTCTGTTTTACCACTTACTTAATGGTATCCTCACCTCCATTAAGGCATAGCAGGGAACAGATAGGTGAGTTGAGATAGATTTATTGTTCCAGCTTTGCGGATTGCAGGCGCCGTTACAGCCGATCGCCAGCCGGGGGCGGTTGATAAATACCAAGTGCGCTTCTTATTTAGAAGAGACGCGACGACGCGAGGTCGGGAATATCGTAGAAGGTCTATCGTCTTCTGCTATCCAATGGATAGTGAGCCGAAAGGTCTTTAGCCGAAATACGTTTTTTACGGTAACCTACTACGACCCCTTATCGCTTAATCATGTCACGGATTAGAGGGAGACCCTCACCCCATCAACTTTTGAAAATAATTAGGGAGGAAGTTTATTTGTTATGCGAAAATTAGGTTCAATGAAATACCAGGTAGAAAGTGCGCTCAAGGTCATTAACTATATCGGTCAGTCCAAGCATGAAGCGAAGAAAAAGATCGGCGGCAGCAATAAAGTGACTGGCATTTACAGCATTAAATATTTTCGAAAAGTACTGGGGAGCTGCATCCTGTTTGCTCAGTACGCCAGGCGTGAATTTGGTGTAAAGAGTATTTTTGATTTGATGCCCGAACATCATGCAGCTTACATTCATTGGTTACAAGGTCAACGGGTTACCAACGGTTATTTAACCAATGTGGAAAGCCATTTGCTGAAGCTCCAAACCGCCATGAGATTGATTTCTGAGAAAAACCACCGAAAGCCTGTCACCTTTATGCAGGAGCGTTTAATTGACTGGAGGGAAAAGGAGAATCCGAAGGATCGGAGCTACACCCAGGAGGAAATCTATAAATTAGAGAGCCACATGTCAAAACGAGTGGCTACTGCCATGCGTATGTCCGTGAACCTTGGGTTTCGGACGGTCACAATTTGTAATATCCGAGTGGAACACGTAGTTACCCAGGATGATGGAAGTCTAAGAATTGAAATTCCGGACGGTAAGGGAATCACCAAAGGAGGGCGATTTCTATACCTAAATGTCCCTCCTTCCTATGCCCCAGAATTGCTTGATTTGATTAAAAATAAAGGGCCCAAGGATAAAATACTCCCACTCAAAGAAAACACGCTCAGACAGGGCTTAAAACGCGCCTGTGAAGCTTCTGGTGTTGAGTCTGCCGGATTTCATGGGTTCAGGCATACATATGCGCGACGGAGATTAGAACAAATCATGGGAGATCGTTTTACTGAGGGGAAAATAATGATTGATTACATCCTAAAAAACAGGGAGCGCGGCCGGAGAATGGATGACGGAATATCCAAAGATGCCATGGATCCAGATCGTAAGTCATTTGAATGGGTGCAGGATTGTGTGAACATTGTTCATGGGGAGCTGGGGCATGGGAAAAGCCGTTGGGCCCTCGTTGCGGTTTATATGTCATGAAAAACCCAGCCTACTCAGCTGGGTTTTCTTGATCTTTAGGTTTATGAAATGCCATTACTCGGCAGCTATCTGAGCAATATATTTTACGACCCCTCTTGTGGAATGGTCTATCACAGTGAGGGCAATAAGTTAGGTTGTATTTATCATTTAGCAATTCTGATAAGTCATAGTAAATATAGGCTAATAAATACCTTGTCGTTACTAAAGTATCTGCATTAAATCCAACCTTATTGGCAGAGGTTTTTCTGTCATCAAGATGGAGTTCTATTCCACCTTTTAACGCCTGATTTATTTTGTTTTTTATTACTTCAAACGCCAATTCACTTTCACTCAATTCTTCCCCGGATTGGTTGTAAAAAGCATGACCTCCATCGGCCCACAAATAAGCGCAGTTATCATCGTCCCCAGGAAACAGTAAGTTTCCAATGATGGATATATCTTCACCGTTGTTTTTCTTAGAGAGAGAATTATATAAGTCAATCAGGTTCTTTACTAACTTAATTTGGTCTAGCCAGATGGAAATAGGTTCATATCGTAACCTATCAGAGACATTTTCATTATTCGAATACTGATAACCCCAGGAGAATCCATCCCCCATGTCTTCCCATCTAGTCGGTTTAGGTTTTACCTCGATACCCAATAACCCATATTGTTTTGCAAACTTATCAATATCGCCAAGCGTTTTTAACCCAGCAAACTCAAAAACAATCCCTCTTAATTCGTTGTCCTTATTGTAATCCAATCGTTTGCGTTTGTTTTCCAAGACGACTGTTACATGATTTAGTATTTCGGACTTTTTAATTTCTTGTTCAGTCATTAAAGAAAGTAGAGCCTCATCTTTAGGATTAATAACTTGTGCAGAATATCTTACTCCGTCTAGTAATGGTTTCATTTCAAACCCCTCTTATTAACATTTTTGTATTTATATTATAACATAAATCGTTAAATTAACAATAAAAATTAATATATTGACATTATATCGTTAATAATATTATTGTATTTATAGAAGGATCAATGCACAAAAGCGAGGTGGATTCCATGTGAGAGCTCCGCGTGAAGGTTACATAGGGAATGAATATTTTTATCAAGCTTCCTTCTGGAAGAAGAAAATGACTTTAGCCTTTGTCCAGAACCGTGTGTACGACACTAAACTACTAGGCACGAGGGGAAACAAATGGCCGCGGATGCGGCAAGCACTTTGACAACAGAAAAGGGGGCAAGACAAATGCTTGCGATGAAGGAAAAAAGCTTTAGTTTCAACCTGCAGCGTTTTAACGACGCTAGTGGGATTGCCGGGATAGAATCAACACTATCAAACGGGGATTTGTTGGTTTATGCAAGAAATCTGGCATTGCCTAAAAATTATCTACACACAATTTTGTTCCCGCCAGAAGAAGTAATTGAACTAAGTGTTGATGTGATCAAGAGCAAGGCTAAACTTCCGGTTATGGCACAAATTGCAGCACTAGGAACCGAAACAACTTATGGATCTCGGGAGACCCCCGAAGCTCAACGGATTGAACTTCCAAAAATCCAACGGGGACGTTGGATGAATGAAAAGGATGTTCGTTTATTACTGACAGCTGGTCTACGTCCTTTGGAAATTCAACAATTAAGAAATACTTATTTTGCTGATGCACGTTATGCAGTTGAAGCTATTCAAGCAAGGCGTGAGTGGATTGCACTTCAAGCGGTTAGCACTGGACAAGTTAACTATTCTGAGGGTGATGTCCAGGTAAACGTTGATTTTGCATATACAGCAGACCAGAAGCCGGTTCTTTCCGGAACGGATATGTGGAGCGATGCGGTTAATAGCAATCCGATTGAGGATATTCGAACCTGGCTTGGAACTTTTGAGGACAAGGGCATTCTCCTTACTCGAGCACTTACATCCCGTAAGGTAATAGGATATTTATTGCAAAATGAGAAAATCCGAAAGCTTTACTATTCCCACATGATGGATTCAAGCAAACTTCCTCAATTGAGTGAGAACCAACTAAATGAATTATTTGCTGCACAAAATCTGCCTAAGGTTTTCAGTTATAACGTGCAAGCTCGTACAGAGAACAAGGCACTAACGAATGGCCAAGTCACTTATAGCAACGTAAGGATGACTCCAGAAAATAGATTTATTCTATTGCCGGAAGAACCACTTGGAAACCTAGTGTGGGCGAAAACAACCGAGGAACTTGGAGCTGGTGACCTTGGTATTGATGGAGTAGAGCAAGCAGATGCGGGGATCTTTGTTTTCCGAGATGTTCAAAGCAAACATCCAATTAGGGTTCGAACAATTGGCGTGAATTTAGCATTCCCGGCTTTTGCACTAAATAATGAAGTGGTTTCAGCAACAGTATGTGATTAATCAAATTAAAAGGGTAAGGGGTGATCTCTTGCCCTTTCTCAATAATGGGGGATAGAAAATTTAATGAAAACCATCTCTGAAGACATGGAAATAGCTTATCAAATGGTAATGAAGAGGTGCGACGAGCTAGAACAGGAATGTAAAAGCGCGTTGGCCCAAGGGAATATCGAGGATTATCAAGCTATTAAAGCTCATATCAAGTGGACGAAGGAACTAGCGGATTTACTGATCAATGTTGAGTGACGGGGGAAAACAACTTGAAAGAATCTGAGGAAATACCAAAAGTACAAACGGTGAACAATGACACCAAATTCATTCGGGTGACGAACGAAAACGGAGAATTAGGGCTTTTCGTCCCGATCAACCAGGGACACAAAGTGGTATCCAGGGAGCAAAGCGAAGGGTACAAAAAGAAGCTTATAAGTGAGGAAATGAAGAGCCGGAGTCGCGGCCGTAATTGGGTGGCATGCTACCACGACCCTATTAAGGATATCGCCAAGAAGATGCAGCTTCAGGAGGCGGGGGCACTTATAAAACTACTACCCTATTTAAAGTTTAACAGCGAAGGGATTCTAATAAAAGATAAAAAGCCACTGAAGCTGAAGGACATTCAAGAAATTATCAAGCGGGGAAAGACAGTGACCGCTGCTATCCTAGATCGATTGGAAGAACTTCAGGTTATTTTTAAGCAGCAACAAGGCCGGAGCAATGCTTATGGAATTAACGAAGCCTTTCATACCATGGGGAAGGTAATAGAGAAATCAGCGTTTACGAAGCTCTACCAGGTGAGGACGAAGGAAATATTAGAGCCCTTATCCTTGAATGAGGCGGGACTGTTGTACAAGGCGTTACCATATTTCCATTATCAATCCTTCCACCTCTGCTTGAATCCAGACGAGAAGGACCCAATGGTGATTCACCATATTAATCATGAAATGCTCTCTGAGATCATCGAGCTGGATCCAAAGAATGTGTACTCACATATCAAAAAATTGATGGGCCATGGCGTGATTATGAAAACTCAATCAGCCAATAACACTCATTATATGGTGCATCCGGACGTGATGTTTCGGACGCAGGTGGAAACGGAGTACGCCCAGGCGATAAGGAAGTTGTTTGAAGAACATTTGGCCCGAAAAGAGCGACAGAAATCAGCCCGAATGAAGGCGAAGGAAGATCTAGTAAATTAACCTGATATTCCACAACACATCCGGGCGTATCGGGCGAAAACCGAACCAATCACCCCCATCTATCGGGCGAAAACCGAACCAATTGAAAGTGTGATGAAGCCTTGTGTATGTAAGCTCGAAGCCGATTTTTTGTCAAAATAAACTCTTATATCTTATGTCTGTCCTTTTGATAGAAATCTGCACCTTGAAAACTACATAATTGGCTATAAATTACACCTGCCGTCGGTGATTAGAAACGAGCATATTGAACATGTCAACGGTACCGGACTGAGGGCGATTTTCCCGAGGGAGGATAAGGAGTTGACATGGCACCTGAACCAGTAAGCTATTAAGCCAAGGGGAAACCTCCCCTTCTGGCCAGCGCCGAGCGTCAATGGGTTCTTAGGGTGAAAACCCTAAGCCGCCGGAGGCAGGACTTTAAAATCAGTTGATCAGTTTGTAGTCATCAACTCTGACCCCGACTGAACCTGAGGGCTTTAGACCGATGGTGAAGAAGTGGGTGAACAAGCGAAGCGCGTAGAGTATTGCTAAAACCTATTGGCTTACCTTCTTGCTATCGATAGGAACGATAACCAGGAGTTACAGCAAAGATCTGCACTAACCTAGTAAGTACGTAATAAAGGAGAAATAGAAATTGGAAACAGATCATCGACTAGAAGACGAACTAAAGCAGCAATTGAAAGAGCGTTTAGGAAATGATGAGGGATTGGTCCAAGCAATACTTGATTCATTAGAATTGGTGTGACAAGAACGGAATGAATGGTGAAGGATGGGCTACAGCAACCTTGAACGGCTCTTATTATCGCAATTACTGCATTCGTGTATGTGAAAACAAACCTTCATTAAGTGTATGTAAACAAATTACAGCAAAATGGCAACAAAATTGCGTTCAATATTACTCGCTTTTGTCCCTGTCTCATGGACATTTGCCATAGTAAGTGCGTAAAACCACATCATGAAATAACAATAAACGCTAGAAGCCTTGATATTACTTGCTTTTTGGAAAATGGATCGATGTATAAAATGTCTATTTTACGAAATTATGTGGCCGATGAGTCGGAATGGGGTGTCGCCAACTTTGGGGAGGCCTAATAGCAATAAGCTCAATGAATAACGCAATTGAACAATAGCGTTAAATAACATCGGTTAATAACCGAGTTGCCAAAGGTACCCCCCACCCCCCTTTTTGGGAAAGGGCACGCCCTGGCTTCCCCCTTGCATCTTTTGGAATACCCAATTTTTTTAGAAGTCTTTTTTTAGAGAGGAGTCCAAACATGCCAATATCCAAGGATCCGGAAAAGAGAGCAAAGCAGTTAAAGGCTTTAGATGAGCATCGAAAGGAAAACCCACGGTTAGCACACGGTATGAAGCGGTTCATAAAAACTAGCATTCACAAATGTGATATTTGCGTTAAGGCAGAGAAGTGTGACAGGTACGAAGAAGGAGCTCGTTGTTCCTACTTAGCTGAATACAAGGAGTCATTAGTAAACGAGGTCATGGCCATGGACCATATCAATAAACAGGATAAGCAACTAGTGATGATGTTAGCTAAAGAATTAGGCGTGGTCTGGGTGTGTGATTTGTATCTAGAAGAGCATGGCATGATCATCCATGATGAGAAAACTGGAATATTGGATATACATCCATTAGTCAGTGTACAACAAAGTTTCCTCAATGCTGCTGAGAAAACCATGGCGGAATTAGGAATGGGCCCATTGGCGCGTGCGAGGAGAATGTTGGATTAATTGTAGCCCCTACCCCCCTTTATGAAAATGAGTGGGCTCAGTGGAAAGCTCCCTATTTTTAGATACCCAATTTAAGGAGGAATAGAAAATGCCATATCCACGCGACGAGCAGGAAACCACCTTGGTTTATGAAGCGGTCACAAACGAATGGATGGTTTACTCAACAGTCCCCAGGCACATTTCGAGATTGAAGAAGATCACCCAGGTTACAGAACTAGAACATGATGATAACGGACGGATCAAGGCGGTTAAGGCAAAACTTTCAGCGAAGCAGGTCAGTATGGTTTCGGAACGGGTATTGACCAAACAACAGAAGGAAGAGGCACAGCGTAGAATGGCTTTTGCTCGCGAAAAACTCAATAACCAATCAGAAGAAAATGAAACGAGTTTAATAGTTTGATAGATAACACCCGGTTTGAAGTTAGCACATAAAAAAACTAAATACATTGGTGTGATTTCATGGGTAAGTTCAGAACGTTCCACATTAAGCATGAAAAAGGAATTGGAATTAGCATTGATACAGATGTAAGTCGATTCGAAACCATTGAGTTGTTGGTACTTGGAATCTTCCGGCATTACCGGGATCGTCACCCAGAACGGCTTGAAGAACTGATGCAGCTTCTTAATGCGGTATATCAGGGGCACCAAATAATTTCGCCCCCCCACCCCCCTAAACGAAAGGAGTAAGACCATGCAAAAGCTGTCTAATGTGCAGGATATCGGAATTTTGATGATGCCTTTTTTAAGGTTACTGGCAGTTGATGATTTGATTGTGTCTTTTATGACAGAGGAACTACCGAGTTTTATTCAAAAAGTTGAGCAGAACGTACAGCTGCCACAGCTAACCGAAGAAGAAAGAACAATACTAGCCCATGATGGAGCATCCCAGATTGTTAAGGTTCTACGAGAAGCAGATATTGTTAACCCGCTTGAAGGAAGGGCGATTGAAAATATTTTGAAGGATGTTCTGGTGGAAAGGGCAAAAGTCGCCTTGTAATCGGTGAATTAATGAGTCAAAGGAAGGAGAGATGGAATATGGAAAAGGCGAATATTGATGTGCTGACGATAATGCTAGCTCACCTTTACAGCAAGGTTGTTCACCCGGAAATAGCTCAAATACTAGCCGAAAGGATGCCTGGATACATCCAGTTAATCATTGAGAGTATGAAGAAACCAGGATTAACTCCTAAAGAACGATTAATTTTGTGTGAAGACGGGGTATCTGGATTGATTAAAGCCCTAGAAACAGCCGAGGTCGTGGATTATTTTGGAGGGGAAGTATTGAAAATAGCATTAATTCCTCTGTTAATGGGGCTCGAACCATCGGAGGTGAAGTAGTCCATGGATATCGGAGAATTAAAAGCAAAATTAATTGCAGATGCCAATCAGATGAAAGCTGGGATTCAGGCGGCCCGCAAAGAATTTCAGGATTTAGGCAAGCAAGCGAATAACACATCTAAAGAATTTAATACCTTAAATAAAACAACAAGCGGTTTAGGGTCTGTTTTAGCCTCGTTGGGATCCACAGCAGCGTTGGGTGGACTAACAGGGGTATTCAAACAGGTAGTCAACGAAGCTCAGAAATTAACGAATAGCATGATTGGATTGAGATCTATTGCCAATTCATTTGGAGTGGATGCATCCAAGGCCACCGAAGAAGCTAAAAAGCTTGCGGAGGACGGGTTAGCTCCAGTATCAACTTACGCTACTTCTCTTAAAAACCTATTGTCTACAGGAATCGGACTAGATAAAGCAACTGAGTTAATCGATGTTTTCAAGGACCGTGCCGCCTTTGGTAGGGCAAATACCATTTCTTTCGATCAAGCGGTTCAGAATCTATCAGAAACCTTTAAAACGGAATCCAGTGAACTTGGGGACCTATCCGGTATGACCGAAAACTATTCGCTAATTCTCTCCAAAGGGCTAAAGGTCTTGCAAGATCGGGGAGAAACTCTTGCGAAAAATGTGGATCAATTGACGGAAGCTGAACGAGCGGAAGCAAAGTATCTTGGGATCTTGGCCGTATCACAACCGTACTTAGGAGATGCGATTAAACTAACCGAAACCTTCAGCGGAAAGCAAGCCCAGTTAAACGCAAAGTGGACGGAGGCCAAGCAAAACCTCGGAGAAGCTTTAATTCCAGAATTAGAACGCTTGATGGAAATAGTTACTCCATTGATTGATGAATTCGTAGTCTGGACCGAAAAGAATCAAGGGGTTATCTCAGGCATGGCTGCATCAGCAACAACTGCTTTAACCCTCACCACGGCGATTACAGGTCTATCCGCTGCCTTCACGATTTTACGGGCATCCTTGGGTGTATGGGGAGCCATAGCAACCGCTGCAGGAATTGCAGGAGCCGCAATCCTTGCCTACAAAGAAGGCGTTGATATCTCCACTCAAGCCGTGAAAAGCGCAGAAACCCAGCAACAAAGATCCTTTATTAATATGGCCAACCAAGCGGAGGCCCTCGAAGGGAAGCTGTCCACGCTGAAAGAAGGAACAGCAGAATATGAAAGAACAAGTGGTCATTTAAAACAAGTTTACGATCAAATTATCGCCCAAAATCCAGATCTGAAGAAGGCTTATGATGAACAGGGCGGAAAGATCGGCTGGTTGCGCGGGGAAGTCAAAAAGCTAGGTGATGAGTACCTCAGAACAGCTCGAAATGCTTTTATGTCTTCCGCAGCGGATATCGATAAGGATTTAAGCAACAAAAGACGGCTTCTGTATTTAGCTGAGGGTGAGGTCGCACAGTGGGAAGATGTGCCCGGCGATAAGTTAATGAAAAAGCAGGTCGAGAATAAAAGGAAAGAGATCGAGCTACTTAGAGGGGATATTACGCAACTCCTTAAAGAAAAGATGGCAGCCGGTCAGGAATATAGTAAACTTCTTCAACCAGTGAACCTTCCACAGCTCGAGAATGATTTGGATAGCCAAAGGCCTCCAGGCGGCAGTCCGCCCCCTGATGGATCACCCCCTCCAAAAGGTAGAGGGGTAACAAAATCAAAAGATGATATTATCTCTGAAACATTCCGTTCAGAGCTATCCATTGCAAACGCTAGATATGAGCTGCAAAAGCAAAAGTATGGTGATACCGAAAAACTTCTAGAAGGCCATGTTAATACGTTAAAAGGAATTGAATCGAACTACTCCGATTGGCTCGCCAAAAACGAACAGGAACGATTACAACTCGCAACAGATATTAAGTCGAAGGAGAACGAATTAGACCATCGCACATTCCAGACGTCAATCGATTGGATTGAGGAACGCAAGTTTTATAACGAGCTGTCTCTTGAGGAAGAATTAAAGGCTTGGGAGCGAGTCCATTCCCGTTATGCTGAAGGCTCAGAGGAGCAAAAGCAAGCTGCTCGCGAAGTATATCGAGTCCGCAAAGAAATGGCAGATAAGGCAAAGGAGGATGCGGAAAACGCCTATCGTGAGATTACAAAGATTCTCAAAGAGCAGGAAGCCGACCATCTTGACTACCTACGTGATAAGCACGAAAAGGAAATCAAGCGCCTTGAGGAAAACTTAAAATCCGTTGAAGAATCCTACGACCGCCAAATCAAGAAGCAAGAGGAAAAGCTTCGGTTGCTGGATCGGGAGTATGAAAAGCAGGATCGCTTGAAGCAATTCAGTGAACTTGATGAAAGGGAATCAAAGATCAAGGCTGATAGGCGCTTTGAAAAAATATTAGAAGATGGCACGAAAATCCTCACCTATGACGAGGCTGCAGTTGCCGAAATTGAGAAACAACGCAGTGAATTAAAAGAGCAGTATGAGCGTGAGGACGTTAAACAGGCCATACGTGATGAGATTGACCGCCTGAAGACAGCAAAGGATGAGAAGGTCTCGATCCTGCAGGCTGAACTAACTGCTATTAAGGACAAGAATGCGCAGGAAATTCAGGAAGCTAAGGACCGTTGGGAGAAGCTAATAAAAGCAGCAGAAGAAGGTACTCTTAGCTTTGATGAACTTATGTCAGGTGAAAACGGATGGTATTCGAAGTCTATCGGTGATTTGGAAAAGTATGCTGATGGTGTAGAGGCCCAAATGGCGCGGGTAAGAGCCGCTTTTAAATCTATAGAATCGATGGCACCAGGGAGAAGTAGCGGAGGTGGCGGCGGACATAGTGATGATGACGGCGATTACCTAGACTCCGGTGGATTAGATGCACCCGGTCCGATATCACCTAATAGTCCTGGTGCGGTACCAAAGAAGAAAAGCAATGGGTTAAGTGCCCCTAGCTTCCATACTGGAGGTAATACAGGTGGGCTAACTGGATTGTTTAACTTCCGTTCACCTTTTGAATTATCACATGATGAAATTACCGCTATCCTACAGCGAAACGAATGGGTTTTCCAACAAGGGCAACTCAATTCATTATTGGATTTTGCAGCCAGTAATGCTCAACAGCAAGAAGTTCATCAGGAGGGGGATATCATCATCCATCAAGTAAACGTTGTAGCAAATAATGTTGGTGAGATGAAAAATAGTCTTGATGAATACAGAAGGGCTGTCCGTAGGTAAGTTCAATTTAAGCAGGAAATGATGGGGCATCCAACCGGGTGCCTTTTCAATTTCTAAGAGCGCCCCTGGGGTACCGCCGGTCCCCATCCTTCCCCGTATTGGAGATTCCTCCCTTTTATACACCCCAAATTTTATGCCAAAACCCATATTCATTAAGGCGATTTTAGAAGCGTTTCCTCCTTCCGAGGGTAATTATAAGGGTCAACCATTAAAACGGAGAAACCGCCCTAATTAGGCGGATTTGAAGGAAAAGCATCTTGATTCTGGCCGTGAGTATGAAATAATGATGATTGAATGCGCCGGTCGGTGAAGTGGTGATGGTGGTAAAAATAATGGTGATGAAATGGTGGTGATGATGGTGGAAGAATGGTTATCCATTGCAGAGATAGCCGAAAAGACAGGCATCCCGGAGAATACAGCGAGGCGGTATGTGGGGAAGTTTAGTGATTTTATTCAAGTCAAAAGCACTGGCAGGGCGAAGAAGTACCCGCCGGACACGATTCAAGTGGTTGAGCGAATCTCACAGCTCTACCAGGCCGGGAAGGGTACAGATGAGATATACGAACTACTTTCCCGGGAACAACCCTTAATGGTTCGAATTGACGAGGAGGAGCAGCCGTCATTATCCTTATCACCATATGAGGTGATGGAGGAATTTAGACGTACCAATTCATTAATTTTGCAGACGATGCAACAAGTCACCCGAGCGGTGGAAGCGATGACCGCCCAGCAGGAGGACCTGGCTGAAGCCCGGGAGAAGATCGATGAACTGAAGGATAAGATAGCAGAACGGGATAACCGGGAGCGGGAACTGCTTACCCGGATCGAGAAGCTTGAAGAAGCGCAGCAGAAGAAAAAGCCGTGGTGGAAGTTTGGTGGTAAATGAAAAGAGCCCTTTCTCTATTCATCCGTGTAACTTTGTTACTGAGTTACAGAGTTACTGTGGTCCTGAGATAATCTTAGAAATGGGACCGTGATGGAAGCAAAAAAGGGGGAGGAGAGGGGAAACTGGATAGGGATTATATTCTATGCAGTGGGTGAATATGACACACATTTAGCGATCAATCACTTTCGTAAAATCAAAGGAGCCACAACATGAAACAAACTATTAAATTAAGCCTATGGAGATCCCAACGGTACATGTACTTGAACCGTGAGTACTTTATAGAAATGATCCGCCGGAGAAAAGATGGTGCGACAAAGACTACAAAAAGGTTTGATTCTTATGATAAATGAAAGACCTGTTTTTATCACAAAAATTGGGAACACAACAATAAAGATTAGATCGGCCCTCCCATTTATGACGGATGAACAACAAAAACAATGGTTTTTGGATAATGAATCATTGCCTGAACTACAAGCAATGAAACGTGTATGGATTGACATGATTCTAGATATTGAAAAGAAAAAAGCTATGATATGACGAAATCATAATAGAATCGGTATACGAAGCTCTCACGATCGCAATATTATCGTCATCACAAAAAAGTAATGACCTCCCTTGAGCCTGGCAGCTAAGTAGGGAAGTCATTACTTCTTCACAGTATTAATCGAACCGACCACCCTTGGTGGATGATCTATTATGTGAGGCTGTAGGTGTTAGCGCACCTATGGCCTTTTTTAATGTTTCCAATTCTATCTTTGTCGATTCTAACAAACACCTTGTAAGGTGAGTTTACCATAACCACGTGCATGCTCGCAAACGGTGATAAACGAAATCATACGCTATCAAGGCGAAATGCGTAACGAAAAATAACGAATAGATAACTCAGCCACATTATTATGGGACAATGCAAATTTTAACTTTTTAGAGATGAACTAATCAATTCCATGTGAATCATAAGAGCATCATTAATCTTCTTTATTGTTTCCTTATCAACTTCGCTTATTAATTCCTTTAACCTCCCCCTATCTATGGTTCTAACCTGATCTGCTAAAGCCACACTCTCTTTACCCGTATTTGCTAAAAATCCAAGTTCAACATGAGTTGGTAATTTTGCTTTATTAATTTGGGCCGTTACTGGAATAACGGTTACTACAGGTGAATAACGATTATTCACCTCGTTTGACATAACTATAACCGGTCTTACTCCCCCCAACTCATGTCCATACACTGGACTAAGATCGGCAAGATAAACCTTTCCTCTAAAAGTCGGATCATATTCTTTTATGGTTATATGTTTATTATCTATTATCTTCCCTTTTTCAGTACTCTCATGGTGTTGTGTTGACTCATTAGGTTTTTGGGAAGGAGTGCTTTCTTTACCTTTCATTCCATAGCCAGTAACTAGTTTATCATTGATTATTTCCTTGATTTTATCATGAGACTGAACTACTTGATCCATCTTGTTGTCTTGCTTGTTTAATACCTCTTCCATTTTTGTAAGGTTATCTATAATTTTACTTAATCCGATGTCCACGTTTTTCTCTTTGTTGCTGGTCTTTAAACTTTCGAAAAAAGCATAGACGATGGCAATAAGAGCCAAGAAAATGGATACCAGTCCACTTCCAATTGAGATCAAATCAACTAATTCTAATCCAGCCTGCTTCCCCCAAAATTTATAGGTAAGGATTGCTATAATAATCGTAATTAAAACACCGATAATCCATCTATAGTGAAGTCGCTCTTTCTCACAACTGTGTTTATGATCTATACAGTTCTTACAAGTTTTTTCCCGTTCATCCAAAGGTTATCCTCTCCTCTTTATAATCAAAAAGCACCCTCTACCATCGTTGGTCTGGGTGCTTTTATTTTTACTGATTCGTAATGGCCTTTTTAATTAGCTTAATATCCGTATGGTGATCAGATACCCTTCCAGCCAGATCCGTATATTGCTCTGAATTGGCAGCCACCTGATGATGGATCATATCCAGTTTACTGTGAATGGATTCTACATCTTCCTTTGTGGCCATGGATGCTTTCACGTCAGCAAGTTCAGAACGAATAGCCTTCATCTCTTCAAGCAGCTGCTTTAGAATTTCATCGCTCATGGTTAAACCTCCCGTACAAATATAATATTTCAATTATATCACGTTTGGGAGTGCAGGCACCTTGTGGAATTAAAAAAGAACTTACTCATTAGTTGGGGATTCCTCTTCTACAATTTCATATTGTTGTCCAGTGGCCATATAAGCGAGGGCCAACAAGCATCGTTCAGGCAAATCAGTCTTAGCTGGATCAATCTTTGTTTTTACTCCGTTGATCATCATGTAGTCAGTAATTATAAAATTTGGTCGTTTGCGTTTTGGCATCTGGCATCCCTCCTTGATGTACATTTGGATATTTCTTTATGTTTTCCAAAAACAAAACGTTTTAATATAAAACCCAATCCATTGTTCGTAAAGATATATATCACCTTACAAAAGAGACATTTTGTGCGATGATAACGGCTGTAAAACTTGTCTGTTATAAGTCAAAACACGAACAATTGATAAAAGCACCCTTACCTTTTGGTGGTCTGGGTGCTTTTATTTCTTCTGTAAAACTAATGTATAGCCCATAGATTCTGCAATCTTTTGTAGATCTCTATATCTCACGGAATCATTACTGAGCGCAGAACGAAAAGTTGTTTCCTTCATGCCTACATTTGCAGCTAACTCTTTGAACGTATTTAAACCAGCTTCAGACATCATCAAGCGTAACGCTAATTTTAATTCAACCTCACCCAAATCAATGGTATTCAATTGCACTCCCCCACTCAACGTATATATCAACATTCTACTAAATCCGCAATGTTTAGTAAATAAACGTCTAAAAATATCTAATATAACCACAAATTAATAAAATAATGTTTACACGTTTAATTATTCGTTGTATTATTACTCATATAGACAAAAAATGACACCAAAAACCGACACATGGGGGTGATAATTTGATTGAAATTAAAATTGATTTCGATTTGAAGTATAGAACTAAAGATCAAATATCCGTAATACCAAGATACAAAAGTGGGGTGTATGTCTTATATGACTCTAAAAAAGATCCTCTTTATGTCGGAGTCGCTTGTGATTTAAGGGGCAGGATATCTCAACACTTTAGCGGCACCACACATACATACCGATATTCCCATCACTTTAAATTTGTATCTGTGGTTTTAGAAAGCGATGAAGATATTCAAGAAGTTTGTGAGCAGTATCTTATAAGAAAATTAAGTCCACCACTTAACCGGACAAAGAAATACAAACAAAAACCTATACCAAAAAGAATGGTAAATAAATCGGATGATCCACAGTGCAAAGGCCAAAAGGTAAATGGGGAACGTTGCAGTCTTCCAGCTCACGAGAATGGATATTGTCACTACCATGGGGGAAATGGAATAACCAAAACAAAAATCATGCAAGAAGCTGCTAGTAAAGCAGGAGCTTCTTATATGGGAATAGACTGAACTAAAAACCCGGGGCATAGTCCCCGGACCACCACAAGGAGGTGATTAAAATGAAACTCACAGGTCGAATGATCCGTGGCCGTGCCTATGTTTTCATTCAGTCAAAAGGTGGATGGTACCCGCTGTCATTGATTGCAAGAATTACATATTAGAGGGAGGAATTGTTTATGGGGAAAGATAATTTCCTAGAAGATTATCAGCAATTTTTCTATAACCGAACCCAGCATATCAACGAATTAGAAACAAATAGAACACAGAATTATGACCGATTGATTTGTGAAATAAGGTATATGTTTGACCAGGTTTCATCATCAGTTCCCAATCACGTCAAAGAGGTTGTGCGAAATCTAGACGATAGCCTAGTTGCATTAGAGGTAGAGGTTCAAGATACTTTCTACCGTAAGGGATTTAGCGATGGGATTAAGTTCCTCATGAATTCTTTGGTTGATGGGGGGAAGGGGTAATGAAGGAGAACTTGAGGGATCTTTCACTTGAATTAGAATATGAATTAGCAGCCATAGGCAGCACAATTTCATCTTTATTGGATGTAAAAGTCCTTTTTGGACAATTAACAGACAGTATGGACACTGCTGTTAATAAAGGTGAAGAACTACTCTATTACCATGAACATCATAGAATGGTTAGGGTTTTATCGGAATATGTTTACTACTTAGTGACCGATATAAGCACACATTACGAAAAAGCCGACAAAACAAAAGTCAAAATCGTTGATATGTCTGTAAAAAACAAAAGAGTACATGAAAATAAGGAATGCCGCATGATTGCTGGAACAATCGAAGCGGCTCAGTAAGACAAACGTTAATAATACTATACCAAACTATACGGAGTGAATACCATTGAAAATCGATGTTCCTGCCGAGAAATTAGCCGCTGCAATCAACAAACATTTAATACCGGCTTTGGTCAGAAGTGAGAAAGAGAAAATTCGCCGATCTATTGAAGAGAGCGAAGAACAGAAAAAAAAGTAGGAATTCAAATAAGGCAAAAAGGGTTAGTTTAACTAGCCCTTTTTTAAATACTTGGAGGTGATATCCATGAAGAGAGCGCAGAAACCGGAAGACATTATCGAGCTTCCCGCAATGGTCTACGACACGAAAACCGGTGAAACATTTCCGTTGGAAACAGCACCAGAAGAACTTAAACAACGGTTAAGGGAAAAGGTAGCTGATGTTTGGCATCGAGCGGCGGCACTGGCTGTTAAAAAGGAATTAAACATTGATTTTGAAATCAAGTAAAGAAGGATTTTGTCGAGAAGTGTGGAAAATAGTAGAAATAGAAAAACCTTCCCTTTGTCTTTGGCCGGACGAGGAAGGCTTTCGAAGGTGGGTTTCGTATACCCTTTTTAGTTGTTGTTAGATATATTCTACAACAGGTATGCGATTCCTGCTAGATAAAAAACATCTAGGAGGATTTTTTTATTATGGAAACATACGATTTGATGTGGCGGTTAGGAAAATCAAAAGCAGAAAAATTAGAAGAGCAGTTTGTGCGGATACATAAAGAAACAGCCTTTGAAATAATACGTTTAGTCGGTGAAAAAGCATTTGTAATGTGGTTTTATCTTGAAAGTAAATGTTACGGAAACGAAAAAATTCATGCTTATCCAAAACTAGAAACAATGGCAAAAGACTTAGGGGTATCAAAAAGAACTGTTGAACGTTGGCAAGAGCAATTGGAAAAAGTATGCGCTATAAAAAGAATTCCAGCCTATACTAAAGCCGGATATAGGACAAGCAATCTCATTTTGGTTAATGCTGAATTCCCTGAGATCCC